GAGTATGGAAAGAAAGACAAAGCGTGATCCGCGTCTGGCACGTGCTGGCGTTGCGGGCTTCAACAAACCCAAGCGTACGCCTGCTCACCCAACTAAGAGTCACGTCGTCGTTGCCAAAGAAGGAAGCCAAGTCAAGACAATAAGATTTGGTGAGCAAGGTGCTAAGACTGCTGGCGCTCCCAAGGCTGGTGAGTCTGACAAGATGAAAGCAAAGCGTAAGTCTTTCAAGGCTAGACATCAGAAGAACATTTCCAAAGGCAAGATGAGCGCTGCTTACTGGGCTGATAAGGAGAAATGGTGAAGAAGAAAGCATTCTGGGAAACTGAAAACCCAAAGAAAAAATCTAAGAAACTATCTCCAGCACAGAAGGGCGCAGCCAAGGCTCGCGCTAAGAAGGCTGGTCGTCCTTATCCTAACTTGATTGACAACGCAGCAGTAGCAAAAAAGAAGAAGTAGGAGAAACAAGTGGCACTAGGAGTAGCAGGTACGACGCTCAATTCCGAACTTAATCGTTTGGCTAATGGCGGTACTTATCGAACGATGGCTAATATGGTTGACAAGAACTTGGCAGCCCAGCAATGGGCCGCTGCTCGTGCTGTCACCATTACTGCCACAGATACAGTGGGGGTGTTAAATCAAATTGCTGGGATTACTGATAAAAGTAAGTGGCTTGATTTTACTGGTGTATGTAACTACCTCGCTACTACTTCTGGATTGGATGCAGCGCAAGCTCTCAGAGGAATCTCATCTTGAGTGCGAAATATAATCTGGTCTGCGACCAAGCCACTACATTCAACTTTCAGTTCCAAGTACAGAACAACATCTCTGGAACTACTACGCCTTGGAACCTGACAGGATACACAGGCACAATGACAGTACGCCCATACGTGGGCGCTAGTACCACTACCGTCATTGCCTCTACTGCCAATGGTCGTATGGTCTTTGATGCTCTCAACGGACGCATTACTGTCACTATTGATTCAACAACCACAGGTGCTATCGATGCTGGTCGATATGCCTATGATCTTATTCTGAACTCAGGCGGAACTATTACCCGCATTCTTGAAGGCAAGTTTGTTGTGACAGGAGCAGTGACCACGTGAGTGCTGAAACAATTATCGTAATTGAGTCCATTACTCCGCAAGTCGCCGTAGAGTTTTCTGCAGACCAAGGACCGCAAGGCGGTCAAGGTGTTACTGGACCAACTGGCCCAACGGGACCTACTGGTCCCACAGGAGCAACAGGAGCAGCATCTACAGTCCCAGGACCCACAGGTGCTACAGGACCTGCTGGTGCTACAGGACCAACAGGTGCCACTGGTGCAACTGGTGCCGCATCCACAGTTCAAGGTCCTACAGGACCGACAGGCCCAGCAGGAGCCACAGGACCAACTGGTCCTACAGGCGCTGCTTCTACTGTCGCAGGTCCTACGGGCGCTACAGGACCCGCAGGAGCAACTGGCCCTACAGGGCCACAGGGAGCCGTAGGAAGCACTGGTCCAACAGGTCCAACAGGACCACAAGGACCTACAGGTTTTAACGGTCCAGTGGGCGCTACAGGCCCTACAGGGCCTATTGGAGCCACTGGTCCACAAGGTGCAACAGGCTCTGTTGGTGCTACAGGTGCAACTGGACCAGCAGGAGCCACAGGACCCACAGGTGCTACTGGTGCAGCGTCAACTGTGGCAGGTCCAACTGGACCTACAGGTCCTACAGGACCCGATGGTGCAACAGGTGCGACTGGACCACAAGGCGACGTAGGTGCTACAGGAGCTACAGGACCCGCAGGACCGACAGGTCCTACTGGACCTTCAGGCACCGCAGGTGCAACTGGAGCCACTGGTCCTACTGGACCTGCAGGCGGAGTTACATCAATCATTGCGGGAACAAACATTACCATCAGTCCAACAAGTGGGCTAGGTGATGTAACCATCAACTCATCTGGTGGTGGTGGAGGAAATCCTGCAGATGATGACCAAAACATTTTAGCCAACCAGATATTCGGATAGGAAAAGACAATGGCAACTTTCGTAAAAACGCTTCTCTCGGGTAGCACACAAGGCCGTGAAATCAAGGTTGTTGCTACTGCCTCAAGCGGTACAACCATTCACGCAACAGGCACATCATCGTCAATCATTGATGAAGTCTGGCTGTATGCCTACAACTCTGATACTGCTGCCCGTCTTTTGACTATTCAATGGGGAAGCACATCAACACCTGATGATGACATCAAGGTGACTATCCCGCCACAATCTGGTTTAACCCTTGTAGTACCAGGATTGATTCTTACAGGTACAGGATCTGCAGCAAATACTGTTCGTGCCTATGCTGCTGCTGCCAACGTCATTATGATTTCAGGTTACGTCAACAGGATTTCTTAATGGCTTCACCACTCAAGCGAGGACAATCTGGCAATCAGGTAACTAACCAGTTTCCTTCTACTGCCAAACACACACCGTCTGATTTAGTTTCAACAGTCGTTCCTCACGGCTTACGCCTACAACAAACCATTCAGTCATCAGGTTCAGTAACAATTCCTGCTGGTGTGGAGTGGGTTTATGTTGTATTGACTGGTGGTGGCGGTAATGGCTCTGGGTTTGCTGGTGGTGGCGCTGGCGGAGTTGCGTGGGGTTGGACATTAGCACAGAATACCTGCATTATCGGTGCAGGCGGTGGTCCTGGTGGCTACTCCCGCTACGGTCATATTATTGCAGGTGGTGGAGGAACTAACGCTGCTGCATTTTTAGGTGGAGCAGGTGGCAACAACGGTTCTGCTGGTTCAACAAACTATTACGGAATTCCTGGCGGTGCTGCTGGGGGATTTCCTGGTTCTGGTGCTGGGTCGGGTAATTCTTCTACGCTACAAGGTGGTAATGGTATTTCAGGCGGAGGCGGTGGACGGACCACTACCAGTGGTGTAGCCGCAGGTAATGGTGGTTCAGGTTTAGTCGGCGGTGGGGGTGGGTGGAATACCGCTGCTTCTGGAACTCGCATTGGTGGTAACGGCGGTGATGCCATTGGCGTAAACGGAATTATTTACACTGGTGGAACAGGCGGAACAAATACTGGTGGCGATGGCGCTGGTGGTGGTGGTGCTGGCATTGCTGGCAACGGAAGCAACGCTTCTGGTGCTGCTGGTGGCAATGGCGGCTTAGGCGGCGGTGGTGGTGGAGGTAACGGTGGCGATGGCATTCTTTACATTTTTTATTAGGAGCATAAATGTCTGAACTATTACGCAGAGGTGAAAGCGGATCACAGGTATCTGACTGGCACGTCTCTAGCGATGAAGTAACTGCTCCTACGCAACAATCATTTTTCGTGCCACACGGATTGACACTGCAACAGACAATTCAATCATCAGGCAGTGTGACGATTCCTACTGGTATTGATTGGGTTTATGTAATTATGACTGGCGCTGGTGGTAGTCCTCAAAATGTTAACCAATCTGGTGGTGGTGCTGGTGGCATTTCTTGGGGTTGGACAATTCCACAATCTGCTTGCATTGTAGGAGCAGCAGCAGCAGGAAGTAACGGTGGTTATACTCGTTATGGACACATCATTGCTGGTGGAGGCGGGACAGTTAATACTGCTGGAATTTTAGGCGGCGGTGGTGGTGGTGGTTCAGGCGGTGCAAATGGTGGAACTAACTATTATGGGATACCTGCTGGAACTGCTAGAACGGATGCTACTATTACAGGGATTGGTTCAGGAGCAGGCGGGGGTGCAAACAATACAACCAGTGGTGGAACTGGGTTCAGTGGTGGCGATGGTATTTCAGGCGGTGGTGGAGGTAATGCAAGCGGCACAGGTTCTTCTACTCAAACTGGTGGCAATGGTGGAAGCGGTTTAGTCGGTGCTGGTGGTGGTGCTGCTAGTACAACAACAGGCACACGAATTGGTGGTAATGGTGGTAACGGTTCAGGTATTGACGGAACTATTTACACTGGCGGAACAGGTGCGACTGGAACTGGAACTGCAGGTGGTGGAGCAGGTGGTGGAGCAGGAATAGCTGGTAATGGTTCTAATGGTTCAACCATCAATGGTGGCAACGGAGGTTTAGGTGGTGGTGGCGGTGGTGGCTGTCAAGGCAGTGGTAGTGCAACTCCTGGTATTGGTGGCAATGGAATACTTTACATTTATTACTAAGGAGAAACAATGAGCGTATCAATTTATAGTAACCCTTCATTCTCGGATACTCCTTATGGATTGAAGTTGCAACAGACAATCACTTCAAGCGGATCAGTAACAATCCCTGCCAATGTGCGCCGAGTCTATGCAGTCTGCATCGGTGGCGGAGGTAGCGGTGGTTCATCTGCTCAAGCAGGTGGTGGCGGAGGTGCTGGAGCATTTTCTGCTGGCTGGACTTATGCTGCAACGACAGCAACAGTAGGTGCAGGCGGTACTGGCGTATCTGCTGCCAATGGAAACCCTGGTGGCGCAACTATTTACGGAATGATAATTGCAGGTGGTGGTGCTGCTGGTAGAGGAACATCTACTACACCTGCTAACGCAATTATGGGCGGTGCTGGTGGTGGTGGAAACGTTGATAGCACTACGGCAAGAAATGGTACAAACAGTGGAATTAGTTATACAGGCGCACCTTCAGCAAGCGCTGGCGGTGGCGGTTTTGTAGGTTATGGTGGTGGCGGCGGTAATGGTATTTACAATGCAACTGTAACGCCGACCGCAAACAGAGCAGGTGGGGATGGAGTTTCAGGTGGCGGTGGCGGTGGCGCAGTAACAGGTGGTGCTGCAGCAAGTGTAACAGGTGGAGTAGGTGGTCAAGGACTTATTGGTGGCGGTGCTGGTTCTGCTTTTCTTTCAAACGCAACCCCAACAGGAACTGCTACGGGTGGCGCTGGAGGCGCTGGCGATAAGTTTGCAGGTGGAACTGGTAGCGCATCAACTGCTGCTAACACAGGCGGTGCAGGTGGAGGCGGAGGCGGCTACATCGCTGCTGGTGGCAATGCTTCAGGTAACACAGGTGGAACTGGTGGAGATGGTGGAGGTGGAGGTGGAGGCGCTAACAACTCTGGAACATCTGGTGCTGGCGGTAACGGCGTAATCTATCTTTACTATTAGGAGAACAAATGGCTAACTATGCAATGATAAATGGCAATTCAGTAAGTAACATAATTGTGGCTGACGATAAGGAAGCAACAGAGGCAGCGCTGAACTGCACACTGATTGAGATTACACCTGAGAACCCAGCGGGTATGGGCTGGACCTATGATCCAGAGACAGGCACATTTGTAGCTCCTGTCGTAGAAGAGCCAGCGGTTGAAGTTTAACGATTACTTTCCTAAACCTGTCCTGATAAACCTAGATACTAGGCAGGATAGGCTAGAGAAGTTTGATGCTCAGGCAAAAGAACTGGGTATCGAGTACACCAGATTGCCTGCTATAACTGCCACAGATCCGATACTAGGATGCAAGTTAAGCCATATAGCAGCCTTGACTATGTATGGCTCTGATGTGGTATTCGTCTTTGAAGACGACTCAGCCTTCGTAGAAGACTTCTCTAGCAGGCTTGTGACGGCTATGGAGAACCTGCCTGACGACTGGGATATGGTCTACCTTGGGGCTAACCTTGTGGATACCTATGAGGTCAACTACTACTGGCATAAGTCCCGTAGATGCTGCTCAACCCACGCCTATGCAGTCAAGAAGAAGGCTCTGCCAGTCTTACTGGAGTCAGCCAAGAACTATGAAGGTCATATCGATATGGCTTTCAGCCTGGTCCATCCACAACTTAATGTGTACCTAGCCAGACCTACCTTGGTCTACCAGTCCCCAGGCTATAGCGACTTGCAAGGCGAGTCTGTGGACTATTCACACTTGTATTTCTGATAGACTTGTGGTATGAGATTCCACGTCGTATCACTGCCACACACACAGACCACTAAAGATTTCGCAGGCTGCGCTTATACCGAAAAGGTACGCAGATTCTGCAATATGATGAAGGGCTTAGGCCACACAGTCTACCTCTATGCTGGAGAGCAGAATGAGGCAGATGTAGATGAACTGATTCCTTGCATCACTGAGACACAACGACGTATCGTCGTAGGCAACAAGCCGTATGTAGAAGCACCATTTGATTACAAACTTCCACACTGGCAGAAGTTCAACAAAAAGGTTGCTGCTGAGATACGCAAGCGAGCAGAGCAGAAAGACTTTGTTTGTGTTATCGGTGGTGGTTCACATCAACCTATAGCCTTGGCTCTGCCAGGTATGATGGTTGTAGAGTTTGGCGTTGGTTACTCTGGTGTATTTTCTGACTATCGAGTATTTGAATCCTACGCTTGGATGCACGCAGTCTATGCACAGCATAGAGATGCAGCTACAGCAGATGGCAGTTTCTTTGATGCGGTCATTCCAGGTTACTTAGATCCTGAGATGTTCCCGCAAGGCAAAGGCGATGGCGATTACTACCTCTATGTAGGCAGAATGATTAAGCGCAAAGGTGTGGATATTGCCGCACATATCTGCAAGACAATCGGAGCAAGACTTATCTTGGCAGGTCCTGGTGACCACATCCCAAGTTATGGTGAGTACATAGGCCCAGTAGGACCTGAGAAGCGTGCTGAGTTGATGGGTGGAGCGATTGCTACATTCGTCCCAACGCTATACCTAGAACCTTTTGGCAATGTGAACATTGAGTCACAAGCCTGTGGAACTCCAGTAATCACTACGGACTGGGGTGCATTTACCGAGACTGTCGTTGAAGGTGTCACAGGATTTAGATGCCGCAACGTAGAAGAGTTCATCATAGCAACACAGAACGTAAAGAATCTAGACCGCAATGTAATCAGAGAGAGAGCGCTATCGCTCTACTCCGTAGATGTCATTGCAAAGCAATACGAAAAATACTTCAACAGGCTACTGACCCTGTGGGGAGATGGCTGGTATACGGAAGGAAACAATGCCAACACTGTCGGAAATGATAGACGAGGTGAGAACTAACCTACAAGGTTATTCACTCCGTCAAGATCGCATCACCTATGTCAACAACGCATCTGGTCTGACAACCGCTTCACTTGATATTGAAGTTGGTTCTTCGTCCAACCTTGCAAAGGGATTGATTGAAATTGACGATGAGTTGATTTGGATTGACTCCTTCAATAAGAACGCCAGCACGCTCAATGTTATGGGTGCATCTACCAACCCGATTGGTCGAGGGT